ATTTCAACCGCTGTGTTATATCTTCCTGCATTTAATGATTCTACAATTTCGCCAACTGGTTCCTCTGACTCGTTTGAATCACCCCCATCGACAACTTCACCTATTTTTTCTTCCAGTTCCTCGATTTTTTCCTCTAGCTCTTCGACTTTATTATCTAGTGCCTCCTCTATTTTTTCTTCGAGTATAGCTTCTATTTTATCTTCAGTTTCAGACTGGACTGCTTCATCAGTGGGCTTTATGTAATCAACCAAAGATTTAATAAACCCCAGAGCAACAATAGGTAGAATTGCTCCACTAACTATCGAGAGGACCCTTTTTTGATATATGAGATCCTCTTCAGTTAGACCAAATAATTCTATCCAACCCTGAAAATTAGCCAGGTGCGTGTATGCGTAATATGTGTTACCCATAGCTTGCATAAGGGTCAATAATATAAAAAGACCCCAAACTATACCCTTATTCATCTTTTCGAGTGTAATTATCGAAGCAAGTGAAGCTGCAGCACCAATCTCGAAAGCCACTGCTAAACTTACAGCTAACCAATCTGGATTGGATAGCTTAAAGAAGTCTATTACGTGTATTGTCGAGATTACTGAAACAAGTAAGTACAGTGTAACAAATGTACCTATTATAAAATAGCCCGTTGTTTTCTTTCCCATTATTTAGAATTTTCAAGTTTTTTAATTTCAAGATCTATTTCAGATTGGCGATTAACATCCATGATTTTTCTGTCCGTAGATTGAATCATTCTTTTTTCTGCTTTTAGACCTTCGATCTCAATAATCTTATTTAGCTCGTTTTTAGTGCAAAGAGAATCCATATAAGAGCTTTGGATTTTAGAATTTTTCTCTAGTCTATCTAGGTCTCTGTTTACTCCGCATTGTCTCAATAGGATGATAAGGGTTAAAAATAGGGTGATAGCCCAAGAATAACTTTTAATTTTTTCTATCGTTTTCATATAGCTGTTTTTATTTCTTTATATATATCTATAGTAAAATGCAACAAAAAACCGATCCTTAAAAAGAACCGGTTTTTATATGATTTTTTTTGTTTATTAAATTATCCTAAAGAAACCCCTTGCATAGCAGCACCTAATTGCTGTTCGAGGTCTTTAATCTCAGAAACATCTTTCTTAGCATCATTTAAAGCCTGATCGAATGGTTTATATAATTCAATAAAGGTTTCAGCGCTTTTAAGTCCTTTACCTCTACCTTTAGAGATAAAATAATGACTTGCTTCTAGGGGTAAAGCAGACATATAAATAACCTGATTCTTTACTCCCTCTTTTTTAATTTTCTGAATTTGCTTACTTACTTCTCTAACCCCTAGAGCTTCAGTAGAATTCCATTCAGCCTCATTAGTCATGTAATCCTCATATTTAGCTAAAAGCTCTTGACTAAATGTTATTGCATAAACTTTAGTTTTAATTTCTTCCTTTCTAGATTTGATTTGGGATTCTAAAGACTCAACGAGATCCTTATCGATAGAAAAACCGCTCTCTTGGTTTATAGTATCGAAGTCAATTGAAGCAGATGCTCCGGGTCCGTTTTGAAGTTCTAATGTAGTTTCTTCTAATTTTTGCTTTGCCATATTATTTTTTTGTATTTATTTATTTTAGTTGTTTTTGTGTGATTGTTTCCTAATCAATAGAAAAAATATCAAAATCTACCCTATTGTCATTAAGATATGCTCTAAGAGGCTCCCTCAAATCTTTTGTCTTATATACTTTCGCAGGACCTTCTGGCCCAATATGGCAAAGAAATCCGTCCTGGGTCTCTATATTTGCTTCCTCCTCTAATATCAATCTATATAGACTAATCTGAATGGAATATTCATTATGATTGTTTTCATATAGATGAGAAAAAGGTCTAAGTAATTTTTTATATCTACCCTTGGGATGCTCGTCATGTTTAAAATCCCCGTTCGTTTTCCAATCTCCAATCAGTAAAAATGGCTTATCGTGTTCTTCCGACCAAAAAAGAAATGGCTGATCTATAGTTCCAGCTAATCTCCATCTTCTAGAAAATATTTTTAGCTCCGATTTAAGTGGCAATAAAACGCTTAGTCTTTTATCGTGGATCTCCATGAACTTTTCAATTCTTTCCCTTAATATCTCATCATCAGGAATAATTGGGGCTTTACCGCTCCAAAAGTCTTCTATCCATTTATGAACTCTAGTGCCCAAGCTATTAGCTACGTCCGCCTTACCCTGCCATTCATTAAGAACTACTGAAACATCAACACCTCTTTCGTCTGCCTTTCTTTTAGACCAATATTCCCTGTCAAAAGGAACTTTAAATGTTTTAAGAAATGTTGTTACTGAATCAAACTTTGAAGAGTTATATCTGTATACGTGTGATGGTTCATCGAAAGTAAACCCACGATCATCGAATATCTCTAGCTTTATCTCTATCTCTTTTTTAGCGCTTATTAGTCTAGAATCCATCAAAACAAATTAATTAGGTAACTTGCATTTGCTATAGTAAATACAAGTAAGAAAATTTCTAGTATAAATCTAAATATCCATATCCAGCTCAATTCTCTAAAAACGTATTGGTAAACTACCAGGTAGGACTCCTCGTCGGTTCCTTTAATTGGTTCTATCCATAGAGTTATTAGTTCCTCTATGTTAATAGCCTTGAAGTATTGATTTATGGGCTTTATCTCGTTCATAACAAAAGAAGGTCTTGCTTCTTTTGGTAGATCTGCAGAAAATAGAACCTCTGGGGGTAGATTTACCACAGTATAGATTCGGCCAAACCAATCTATTCTCATTCCCTTCCTTGTCCAGATTGGGGACTTTCCCAACTCTTCTTTTATAATCTTAAGATAATCCCTATATAATTTGATATCTTTATAAACTTTAAAAAATTTTAATATAGCTAGCCACATATTTTTGCTTTATGTTTTATATGAGAATTACACATTAATGTTTCCCCTCCATCTTTTTTTTGATCCTACCCCTTGCTCTTCTTATTCGAGTAGCGATAGATCTTTTCTTAATGCCATACTTTTCTGCTATGTCCTTGTATTTCATACCATTAATCTCTCTGTCAATCATAATATCTCTATAGGTATCAGGTAAAGATCTTATTTCATCTAAAACGGACTCATAAACAGAGTCAATGGTATTTTCCTCGCTAAAGAATCCATATGCTGGATCATCCTCAATAGTATAAAATCCACCTATTTCTCCTATTGTGTTTTTAGAAGAAAGGTACTCTAAATCACCATCCTCATGAGCTATTAATCTCTTTCTAGATTTCAGAAGTAATAGCGATTCATTTCTTGCTATGTTATAACACCATGTGGAAAAATTACCTCTCTCCATATCATATTGATCTATCTTTAGCCATATCTTGGACATGGTATTAAGAAAAGAATCCTCTGCTAATTCCATATTTTTTAGAATCAAAAAACAATGGTTGGATACACCAGGTTTAAGTCTGTTAAATAAATCACTGAATGACTTGTCTGTTTTATTTAGAATGAAATCCTCTGCTAATGTCTGAATGTTTGTCTCTTTAATCTCCTTTACTTCTCTGTGTTCTTTTTGCATATTTAGATTTGGTCAAATTGGTTAATTTTATATAATTCTATTCCAGCCTCTATTAGAAATGGAAGTGAATCTGGTTTTCTATAAACTTCTGAAAAAACTACTCTTTTTATTCCCGATTGTATTATCAATTTAGAACATTCAAAGCAGGGGGAAAGAGTTACATATATTGTAGATCCATCGGAACTTTGGGTACTCTTTGCAAGTTTTGTTATCGCGTTTGCTTCCGCATGAAGGACGTAGGGTAATGTAGCCATATTCTCATCCTCACAGATATTAGGAAATCCAGTTGGTGATCCATTATAGCCATCAGAAATTATTGATTTATCCTTTACCATTAAGCATCCCACCTGCATTCTTTTACAGTGAGAATTTTTTCCCCATGTATTAGCCATTTGTAAATAGATAAGATCGTTTTTCATTGCCTTTGAATTTTCCCCATATAATGGGCTTTTTTGAATGGCATCGGAATGATCCCAGGAAATGTCAAAAGTTTTTCCTATTTTTTTGACGCTCCAATTATTTATGCTAAGGAAATCTGGATTGGAGAAATCAAAATCTTCTGAAACTATTTCTCGTCCTGAATAATGTGATAGTATAGATAACTCCATTAGTTTATAATTTCTGCAAACATAATAAAATTGTACGAGGAAAAAAAATATTTTACGATATTTTTTAGATCCTTCTAGAATCTGGTCTAAATGGTTGATCTATTGCTGAAACTGTTAACGGTCCTTCAAGAAGTCCTGCTATTCTGGTAAGTGCATTTTTTATATCCTGCATATCACTATTACTTCCTAATTCATTATTACCAGATGCTGGTGTTTCTGATTTTTTATCGGTTCCAGATTTATCTGCAGCTGATTTCATTAAATCTGCGGATGGCTTTGTTTCTGCTGCCTTTGTTTCCTCTGGTGCTTCCTTATCTTTAGCTGCTTCTTTCTTTGCTAAAGGGTTAAGCTTTTTAACGTTATTTACTAAAGAAGGGGTTTCACCTATTTTAGATGCTGCCGAGGTTTCAGTAATCTTTTTACCGAGATCAGTTTTAGTTTCTTCCTTCTTCGAAAAGACACCCTTTAATCCACCTTTCTTATCTATAACCCCTTTAAGAGCTCCGAGACCTTTTTTAGCAAATGGACTTGCAGCGCTAAGACTTTCCGTTGCTTTATCTGCAGCGGAAAATAAAGCATCCTCTGCGCCTCCTCCTATTTTAGAAAGTAACGAAGATACTTTAGTCTCTTTCTTAACATCCTCTGCGCCTCCTCCTATTTTAGAAAGTAGCGAAGATCCTTTAGTCTCTTTCTTAGGACCCTCCTCAGCACTCTTTTCTTTTTTCCTCTTCTTAGGATTTACTACTTCTTCAGATTTTTTAAGTTCATCGGGTTTCTCTTTAGTTCCAGAGTCTAGAGTATCCGGTAGATTTTCTAATTTAGAATCGCTCTTATCCGATTTACCTAAGACTTGCTCTGCTGATTTATCCTCCGATTTTTCCTTGCTAATAAGTGATTGCGTAGCTAGAAGTTTAGCTTTAGCTACCGCTAGCGAATTATAATAATCTTTATCCTTAGATAAATTCTTTAATATAGCGACCCATGTATTACTCCTATTATTTAGATCCTCCCCACTCAATTTATTTTTTATCTCGAGATCTAAAGCCTCTTTCTCAATCTTAGTAATCTCACCATCTATTCCATCCTTTCCTTTACCGATTAACGAATATAGGGTTTCTACGATCTCACCTGTAGATTTTCTTGAATTATCGTCTTTAGCATTATCCTGAGCTTCTTCATACTTCTCAAGCAATCCACTTAAATTCATATTTATGCCCTCGGAATCTATTAATCCCGGATCACTTGGATTACCAAAAAAGTTTAGACTACCTTCTTTGCTATTCTTTAAAAGAGAACTAAACTCGGGAACGTTTTTTAATCCTTCCATTAGATCCTTAACGTTAATTGGGATAACACCAGCACCCTTTGGTAACTTAACTACCTCCGGACCATTTTCACCAACCAAATATTTGCCTTCTTTCTTAGCAACCCCACCTTCCTGAAATGCTTTAATTATTCCCTTTAATCCCCCCGCGATATTACTGAAATCCTTATTTGGCCCTTCTCCGCCTTTAGAAACAGATCCTTTTGCCATTTCTGCTATTTTTCCCATAAGTGGGCCTTTCTCGCCAAGTAGTCCACTGATAGCTTTGGTAAGATCCTTTA